TGCCCAGTTCTAACAGAGGTTCGTCCCTGGTTCAAGGACAAGAGCCTCGAGGATATGGGACGCAAGTATTGGAAAAAGAAAAGCTATCTATTCCAAGGGTTCGTAGTCGATACCAAATTCCAAGAGGAAAAGACTCCAGAAAACCCCATCCGGCGCTTTATCATGAGCAGCCAGATTTTCAATATTGTCAAAAACGCTTTGATGGACAATGAGATCGAAGAACTACCGACTGATTATGTTCGGGGTCTGGATTTCAAGATCATCAAGACATCAAAGGGTGGGTATGCTGATTATACCACCTCTAACTGGAGCCGCCGTGAGCGGGCGTTGAGCGAGGACGAACTGGCAGCCATCAAGCAGTATGGATTGTTTGATCTCAAGAGCTTTTTGCCCAAGAAGCCAAACGATGTTGAACTAAAGGTAATCAAGGAGATGTTTGAGGCCAGCGTGGACGGCGACGCCTTTGATATGGATCGCTGGGGTCAGTATTTCAGACCCGATGGTATGCGGGGAAGTTCTGCGCCATCATCCGGCACCACCGAATCAGTCCCAGCTCCGGCTCCGATCGCTCGACCAGCCGCGAAGAAGGTAGAGGAAGATGATGAAGTTACTCCTCCTTGGCAGGATGACGAGGCAGATGCTGGTTCGACAAAAGCAGCTTCTTCAGGCAACGAAGCCAGTAGCCGAGCCGCAGATATCATCGCGATGATCCGCAATCGTCAAAAGCAGTAAGGAGTTGACGATGGCAAAATCCTTTGATATTACAAAATTCAGGAAATCGATTACCAAATCGATCGAAGGCCTTGGTATTGGTTTCAACGATCCTACGGATTGGATATCAACAGGTAACTATGCCCTAAACTACCTTATCAGCGGAGACTTCTTCAAGGGAGTCCCGCTGGGTAAGGTCACAGTGTTTGCCGGTGAAAGTGGAGCAGGTAAGAGTTATATCTGCTCAGGCAATATCATCCGCCACGCACAGCAACAGGGCATTTATGTTATCTTAGTCGACAGCGAAAACGCTCTAGATGAAACTTGGTTACACGCTCTAGGAGTCGATACCAGCGAGGACAAACTACTCAAGCTCAATATGGCCATGATCGATGATGTGGCCAAAACCATCAGCGAGTTCATGAAAGAATACAAGGCCATGCCTCAAGAGGAACGGCCAAAGGTTCTGTTTGTCATCGACAGTCTAGGTATGCTATTGACTCCCACAGATTTGAATCAATTTGAAGCAGGAGACCTAAAAGGTGACATGGGTAGAAAACCTAAAGCCCTTACGGCTTTGGTGCGCAACTGTGTTAATATGTTTGGTAGTTACAATGTCGGCTTGGTGGCTACAAATCACACGTATGCCAGTCAGGATCCTTATAATCCAGATGATAAAATATCGGGCGGACAGGGGTTTGTTTATGCAAGTTCAATAGTTGTTGCAATGAAGAAACTCAAGCTCAAAGAAGATGAAGATGGCAATAAAGTCTCTGAAGTTCTAGGTATTCGATCCGGCTGCAAGATCATGAAAACTAGGTATTCTAAACCTTTCGAGACCATAGAAGTTAAGATTCCCTATTCAACAGGGATGAATCCGTATTCTGGTATGTTTGATTTAATTGAATCTAAAAAGTTTGTGAATAAAGAAGGAAACCGTTATACATATATTGATACTAATGGTGAAATTCATAAGTATTATCGAAAAGAATGGGAAAGAAACGAAAACAAATGCTTAGATTTGGTAATGTCAGAATTCAATCAAAAAATAAAAATTGTAGATACTGTTGAAGAAATCGATGTCGAGACTCGAGACGAGTGATTATTATGGGTTCATATACAAGACCATCCTTCCAGATGGTCGTTATTATATTGGACAGCATAAAATCATAAATCAGAAAACTTTAGATTCTAATTACTGGGGATCGGGTGTGATAATTAAAGATTATATTAAATCAAAAGGCACAGTTGAACTTAGAAGAGAAATTCTTGTATTTGGGTATAACCATGATGAAATGAATTTCTTAGAGAATTAATATATTACTGATTCTGGTAAAAATAATCCCTGGTATAAAAATAAGGAAAAATAATGGATGAACATCTAATCATCGAAGTGTGGGATGTGTTCAAAGAATATATCCCTGATAAAAACAAAGAAACCGCAGCAAATCATTTTGTAGATCTTCTATTGGGACAAGATGTAGACTCGGAAGTCCTACAAGGCTTATTGGGCTATGATCCCTATCTAGATGAAGCCATCAAGCTGGCCACCGAAGACGAACCTGATCTCGACGAGGAAGATGATGATTGGGGTTTTGATGACGACGAGGAGTAACCAATAAATGTCTTGGTATGCTAAGGTCAGCAGCGATTTAGAACATCTTCCAGGATGCCTAGATCATTTTTACCAAGAATTAGAACAGGCAAGGAAAGAGGTCAAGATCTACGGAAACGTGGAAAAGGCCTCTGCCCTTTTGCCGGGCATCGTCGAACATCGATTCAACCAGCTACAAGAGATCGAAGCCATATTGGAATATCTCAACATCGAGCTGCGTAGATTGAAGTCCAAGACTTTTAGACGATATCTGGAAAATTATGCGAGATCACTGACTACCAAGGAAGTCGACAAGTTTGTGGAAGGTGAGGCAGATGTGGTAGATATGGAAAAGGTCGTCAACGAGTTTGCCATGCTGCGCAATCAATGGTTGGGCATCATCAAGGGTCTAGATATCAAAGGTTTCCAGATCAATAACATAATCAAACTCAGAGTCGCTGGCCTAGAAGACATCACTCTTTAATAGGGCGGTTTAATGTACATCGAAGATCTAATAGAGACCTTGTGGTATTGCAACGGGGTGAGACTGGAAGGTTTTGACAAAAAGCTGGTCGATAGTCTGGTCACTCAGCTGTTTTCTGGTACAGGATTGACCGAAAAACAAAATTTTCACGTGTTGAGAATATTGAATCGGCACTCGGATCAGATTTCAGACTTCCTAAATCAGGACATCAAACCTTATTTAGACAGTCCCCAACACAAGTATAAAATCAGAAAAATAACCAACGAGCGTAGCGTCAGGGTCGTCGCAGATGATGAACATGGTCAGGTCATCGAGCTAAGATTTCCCTTTGTCGATGCAATGTATCAAGAGATCGTAAAATATAAAAGAGAAAACTATCCTTATCCAAACTACGTACAATGGAACAAAGAAAAAATCTGTTGGGTTTTTATATTGACCGAGCAAAATATACATTTTGTATCTGAACTATGCAAAGAAAAACCTTTTCAATTCGATGAAACATTCCAAAACTATTCTCTGACGGTTGATAAAATACTCGACGATATACCTGGCTTTGCACCTATTTTATCCTCTGATCAAGATGGTTTTAAAATATCAAATCCTCCAAGAAATCTGCCGAAAATCCAGGCGCAAAGCGCCAAAGAAGCGGTGTTCCAAGCTAGGTTGTTAGGTATCGATCTTTGGGATGATGACATCGATCATCAGATCAAAAATGATCCGATCACATATCAATTCTTGAAAAATCCTATCTCCGATTCCTTCTACCTGAAGGCTGATGAACCTGATATTTCTTGCTTAAAAAACATCATACGATACCTAAATCCCTGTCTCATCATCCTGCCAGGAGGATCGGAATTAGAAAAATTAGCCCAAGCAAACGACATTCTAAAGGGGTTAGGTATGGACGAAAAAAATATGTCTGTTTTGTTCAGATTATCGTCTGAAAATGGCAAAAATTTCAATGATTTTGTCAAAAATCAGGGTCTAAATGGGCCGATTTCTGAAGAAACAAAAGTGGTGTTTGTCAGTGGCAAATTGCCAAAAACCGTGTTAAAATCTAAAATCGTTTTCAATTCTATAATTAACTTTGGTTTTGAAAACGCACACTATACGCTGAAGGAATTCGTGAAAAATTCCCCGAATTTCGTGTATTTCGACACTAAAAATACCTTGAGGTCATAAAATTGCCGAGTTGTAAAATCATTATCAAAGACGAAGTCAATATCAAGATAGAAAATCTAGATCTCGATACACGCAAGGCGTTGGTTAAAAAATTCAAATACGAAGATCCCACCGCTCGATTCAGGCCTGCATATAAATTAGGCAGATGGGACGGTACTG